GGCTTGTAGCCCAAGCTTTTCAGCGGTCGCCCGCGTGGTCGAACCGGGAGGTTGTTTCCACGCGGGCCGTCTGACGCTGCGTCACCCGTCAAGCGTTCGCCGCCGACCTTCCCCAAATCAAGGCTCGCCCGTTCGTGTCCATCCGGGTCCGCCTCACTCGGAGCGGAGCGCTTTTCACGAAGCGCCCGCAATTGCGCTTCCTTCGTTCCCATCTTGTGCAGCCATTCGGACTGCGACATCGGAACAATTCTTGACACCTATTTGGCACTCCTGAATGTGGCGTAATTATTACTCCCGCAGTGCAGGGGCGTAATTTTTCGCAAATTTTGCGAATTTTGGCAGACGCGGTGCGGGGCGAGTGTCCCTCTCGCCTACCCAACTGTTCACAGCGAGACCACGCTTGGGGCTATTCCGCTTCCGCCGCATGAGGTCTTTCATATAGGCGTTGCGCCACGCCCTGTGCGAATAGCGCTTGCCTTTGAGCCGATCCGGCAACGGCGGCAGCACTCTCGCGAAATGCGCGACCAGCGATGACAGATCACTCATGCTTTTCGATCCGCGCCAGCGCATCGCGTGCGATCACTTGCGCGTACTTCGTAACGTTCCTCTCATCGAGCGAGCGGATTTGACGGAGCGCCTGCAACGCGATTGAGCTTTCGCTGATCGGCGCGGGCGGTTTACCGAAACCGAGATTGCGGTGCTGTCGTCCGCACTTTGGGCACTCGCATATGTCGTCCATGTTGACCCGTGGAGTTGGTGGGGGTGGCGGAAATGTGGGGGGAAGAATGAAAATAAGCATGCTTACGCCGCGAAATTTTCCCCTCCCCGGCCGCCGAGGGCGTACCGCCCCTGCCCCATACCCACACTGATCGGGTGCAGACTATTCAGTGAGGAGCCGAACCAAATCAAAGAAACCATTGCAGCGCAGGCACTTCCTGCATTGTCACCGATGCAATGGTCATGATCAATGGTCATTCGCCCACACGCTCAAAGTCAGCATCGATCACCGACGCGTCACCGGGATGCTTGCCCGACGCAATGGCGAATAGCTGCGCGTCGGAAAGCGTCTCAACCGCAAGCTTATGACTGTGCTCGGTATGCTTTACGTCGCGCCACTCAACAGGATCGGCATTCTTGAGGGCGAATACGGCGGCCGATGTTTCCGCGCCTTTTCGAGATCGCAAAAGCTTGGCTTCCAGCGCTTGAACGCGCGCCGCTCGCGCGCGGGACACCGCGTCGGAAAATTCGCTGTGACGTTTTATCCACTCATAAACCGTGTCACGCGCAACCCGGATCGATCCTGCAAACGCTGTGAGGCTGTAGCCTTGTGCCATGAATGAAATCACCGCTTCGCAGTATTCGGGCAGGTATTCCGAGGGGCGGCCTGCGCGGTAATGCGCTGGCACTGTCACTTGTGGAAATGGTGCCATGTCTATGGTTCCGGAGCGTCTAAGCGGCGCTGTATGGCGGCCAGCCGATGCCGAGCCCGCGCTACTTCGCGCTTTTGCTGCGCTTTGATCTTGCGCGCTTGCTTGTCATCTCGGTGCGCAAAGTCACGATAGAACGCTTGCCGCTTGCCGGGCGGCCTGCGTCGCATGGTTCCGGACATCGCTTCCCCTCTCGTTAGTGCGCTACCTGGTCGCGCGTGCAGTGCAGCGAAAATAAATCGTCTAATCCTCTTGCGTAGGCATTGACAGCCTAGGCCGTGACTGCCTATATCCGGCTTGTCACTAACGCCACGCAAGGGGAAAACTGCAATGGCAAATCTCTACAACGAAGTTGCTGCCCGAATTGTCGCCGAGCTAGAGAACGGCGCCGCGCCTTGGGTTAAGCCGTGGTCGGCAACCGCTGGCCGCAACGTTCCGATGAACGCGACCACGGGCAAGGCCTACCAAGGCGCCAACGTCATTCTGCTTTGGATGGCTTGTCATGGGCGCTTCGCAACGCCGCAATTCCTGACCTTCAAGCAAGCCAAAGACGCGGGCGGCCATGTGCGCCAAGGTGAAAAGGCCTGCGCCACGATCTGCAAAGTTTTGCAGGGGATCGAAAAGCCAAAGGAAGGTGAAACCGAGGGGCGGGTTTTTTCATCGATCAAGTTTTATGCCGTGTTCAATGTCGAACAATGCGACGGCCTTCCCGCTCGCGTCATCGATCCGGAACCGCGCAAGCCGCGCAACAGCGATGAACGCGACGCGACGATCGAAGAATTTATCGCGGCAACTGGCGCGAACTATTCCGAAACGGGCGGGGATCGTGCCTTCTATTCGCCCGCGTTCGATTGCGTGAAAATGCCGACTTTCGAAAGCTTCAATTCGGCCGCGTCCTATTACGGCACCGCATTCCATGAGCTTGGCCATTGGACGGGCTCGAAATCACGCCTTGACCGCGAATATGGCAAGCGTTTCGGTGACCGCGCGTATGCAGCCGAGGAATTGGTTGCCGAGCTAACCGCTGCTTTCCTTTGTGCCGAATTTTCCATTGATGGCGAATTGCGTCACGCTGGCTATATCGGCAACTGGATTGCATTGCTCAAAGACGATCCGCGCGCATTCTTTACCGCCGCAAGCGCCGCTCAAAAGGCCGCCGACTATATGCGGTCGCGCGTGCTGGCAAACGAGATGCCGCTAGCGGCCTGATCCGCCCCGCCCCGTAAGAGCCCGGCCTAACAAGCCGGGCTTTTTCTTTGTCTGAAATCTCCTCTAGGCCTTGACGGCCTAGGCCGTTACTGCCTATATCGGCATTGCGCAATCCAGCGCAGCAAGGGGAAAACTTGAATGTTCGATAGCAACCAAATGCACGAATTGGCCGCGCTCTCGCGCGACCGCTACCAGCGCAACGGCGGCGGCGGAGTGTCAAAGGTCTATAATTCTTCCAAGGCCTTCCATGACGCGCGCGGCATCAAAGAAATGTCGCCATTCCGTCGCGCCGCGTATGAGGCGGCCGTCACGTTCCGCCAGATCGCGCAGAACGCTTGTTCCGACTTCCGTTCGGCCGGGAATGATTTCGATCTAGCGCTGTGCGCTCGCAAGGATGCTGCCCGTGTTGCGCTTGCCAACATCCCGTTCTGATCAAACCGAGTTGCCGGGCACAGCGCCCAATGTCGGCGGCCTACTCAAGATCAAGGCCGCCGCGCCGCTCAAACCCGCCAAGCCGCAAGCGCCCTGTGACGCAGGCTTGTTTTCCGATCAATCCAAGCAAGGGGAAATGTTCTAATGACGAAACCACCGACCGAAAAGCAGATCGCGACCGCAACACGGTTTTTTCGCGAACATGCCAAACTGCACGCAGATCACGGTGTCACAAGCCGACATGCCGACTACCGCGCGGAAATGCAATGGATTGGCTACAATCCCGACTGCCGCCGCGATACCTCGCGTTATATCGGCATGTTCATCCAAGCCCGTCGCGACGCGCGAATGGCACTAGGTTTGCGGCCATGACAGAGGAGCAAAAAATCCGGCAACGGCTGGCCGATCTGGAACGCATGCTGAAACTGCTCGAAACCTTCTTTAAGCGACCACCGAACCAAACTGTTCACTAAAACAAAGCCCGGCTAAATGCCGGGTTTTTTCTTGCCCGAAATTCCACATAGGCCTTGACGGCCTAGGCTGTGACGGCCTATATGCGTCTTAGCGCAATCGAGCGCAGCCAAGGGGAACCGAAAATGTACGATCTTAGCCAGCCCAACAACAAGCCCGGCCGTTGCATCAAGTGCAAAGGCAGCGGCGTCTATGGTTGGGGCGCATGCGTCAACGGCAAAATGACGAATACCGGAACGTGCTTTTCCTGCCGTGGCACGGGCAAGCAATCCACCCGCCAGATCAAGCGGAACGAGACTTACAACAGGCACAAAATCGCGTGGATTGCGCGTCTCTAGCGCGCGCCACATTCGCCTTATGCCCGGCCGCGCAAGCGTACCGGGCTTAGGGCATTAGAAGCGCCGCACAGCGCAGCGCTCGCAAGGGGAAAACTACAATGCGAATTTATGTTGCTTCACTAGCCGACTATAACAACGGCGTTCTGCATGGCGCTTGGATCGATGCCACCGACGACGTTGAAGCGATGCAGGATCAGGTTAACGCCATTCTGCGCGCGTCGAAATTTCCCAACGTGACGGTTGAGCACGACGGGAAAATGGTGCCATCGGCCGAGGAATACGCCATTCATGATTACGATGAATTTCCGAACCTTGGCGAATATCCCGGCTTGCAAGCCGTCGCCGACATAGTCGAGCTAATCGAGGATGGCGAAGCACGCGGCTTGTCCGTTGCCGTCGTGGAAGGCGTCATAGACCATTACGGGCGCGGCTATCTCGAATGCGCGCGCGATGCCATCGAGAACGAATATGCGGGCGCGTTCGATGACTTGGAAGATTATGCCGCCGAGATCACCGAGGAATGCGGCTACCTCGCGTCGGTTCCGGAGAACATTCGCAATTATATCGATTACAAGGCCATGGCTCGCGACATGACCTACAATGGCGAAATTTTTACGATCGAAGAAGGCGGCAAGGTTCACGTTTTTTGGAACCGCTAAAACCGCCCTTCAATCGCGTCAGGGAGCCCGCCCATTGAGGCGGGCTTTTTGTTTGGGCTATTGCGGCCTAGGCAATCACGCCCTATACTGAAACCGCGCAATCATGCGCCGCAAGGGGGATTGATGAAAAAATCCGAACATAAGGGCATGACCGGCCCTGAACTATGGACAAAACTGCAAAAGCTTGAGTTTTCACAACAGGGTTTTGCCCGAACCATCGATGTCGGTGACCGGACCGTGAGATCGTGGATTGCCGAGGTTTATCCAGTGCCGAGGGCAATCGCGATGCTGGTTAACCTGATGATCAAAACCAAATCGACGGCGGAGGATTTGAAGCCGTGATCATCATCAATCTTCATGAAATCGGTATCATGTGTATCGTCTTCTTTGTTGGCAAATTCGTCATCGATTTTTGCAACGCGTATATTCAAACTGGCGAAGATCAAAAGCGACGCGCGATGGAGCAAGAAGCCGAGCGACGCAAACCGCCGCCGCTACCTTTCGAGGCATGGGATGATGAAGTAAAGGCGCTGATATTAGAGCTTCATCCGGATATGAAAAAGCGCGGCGCATAGACGCCGCGCAAGTGATTGCAGGGTTGCAAGGAGTAGTCCAAGAGAAAAGGCCGGGTGTGAGCCCGGCCTTTTTACATCTCGCTGATTGACAGAACCGCAAGGGGAAACTCGCTTCCCGCGCAAATCAGGAGACTAGCCAATCTCTTGCCCAAAACGCCCTTTTGTCAATGGGTCTTGTTGATGTCGTCCCAAAATTTAGCCAATCGGTAACCGGCATCAGACAAAATCTCGGCGGCCTTCGATCGTGCCCTGTAGGATGAACGATAGCCGAGCAATCCCCCAACGGTTGCAAGCGGCATGTCGAAACAAGCGACGTGGTCGGCAACCATGGCCGGGCGTGTTCCGAGTTGATCCCGCGCCGCATGATACAGCCTCCGGTGATCTGCCTGCGCTTCCGTCTTGGCGAGGCCTGACATCGAGCCCGGATCGAATGCGAGCACGCGATTGAGATCAACCGAGCCTAAATGGCCTTGCAGCCCGCCAGCGAGCCAGTGCAGCGCGTATTTTCTAAGAGCCGAGTATTCGGCCGCCGAAATTTTTTGACGCATCCACGCCCGCCCTAAAGCGTCGTCAAGCAAGGTTATACGGCGGGAGGATTTGGCGCGGCCTGCGATGGTGAAAAAGCCGCGAGCGTGTGCCAGCCGTTCGGCTGTTGGGCCTGCATCATCGTCGTAATGGTGCGGCATCAGCGGGCTCGGTGTCGAATGGCTACGACTAGCGCCACGTCAACCCGTTGGCAAGCCTCGCGCGCGCAGCAACATACACAGACAGAAGTAAGGGAAATGAATATATGGTTATGGATACTGTGGCGCGGCTACAGCAAACCGCATAGCAAACGCGTAGCAAATGAGCGGCATTTGCTTGCAACGTACTGATTTCGTTATTTGCGATTTCGGAAGCGGTTGATGGACGCGACAACACCGCCTTTTGATCCGGCCGCCGCACGCTTTCCCCGTAATTCTGTTGTGCGGCGCATTTCAGCCTCTATGCGCTGATGCTTCCAGCCGTCGCGAAAGAAGGCCTGCAACGCTGT